CGTATACGATATTGAAGTCGCAGATAATCACAACTTCGTGTTGCGCCTTAAAGATGGACGATTTTATAATCCGGTTGTCAGCAATTGTCACCACATGGGCGCGGAAGTATTTTCGCGGTGTATGATGAAGGTGAACACGACATACACGCTTGGATTGTCGGGAACAATGTCGCGCAAAGATGGGCTTACAAAAGTGTTCGAGATGTTTATTGGACCCGTTGTGCATAAAGAGAAGGCGGAATCGGAACATAAAGTTGTCGTAAAAGGAATCGTGTATAGTGTCGACGACGAAGTTTTCAATGAGACGCAGTATGACTATATGGGGAATCCGAAATTCAGCACGATGATATCGAAGTTGTGCAACTATAATCGGCGTAGTGAGTTCATCTTGCGCGCCATCGCAGCGGAATTGGAGTTGAATCCGGCGCAACAGATTATGATATTGGCGCACAATAAGACGCTGCTTACATATTTGCATGATGCGATTACCGCTCGCAAAATAGGCGAAAATGCGGTTCTTGACGCGGGAACACAAGCGCAGGGGATAACAGGATTGGTTGGGTATTATGTTGGTGGTATGAAAGAAGCTGCGCTAAAAGAGAGTGAGAAAAAGAAGATAATTATAGCGACGTATGCGATGGCGTCGGAGGGGTTAGATATTAAAACATTGACAACGCTTATTTTGGCATCGCCTAAAACGGATGTTTGTCAATCTGTGGGCAGAATTCTGCGACAAAAACATAGTTCGCCACTTGTGATTGATATTATTGATGGACATGATATATTTATGAGCCAGTGGTATAAGCGGCGCAAATATTATAAGTCGCAGGACTATAAAATATTGGTGTGCGATAATACGGAATATGATGCGCAAGGATTTAAGAACGATTTGGCGAAATGGAAAGTGTCCTGGGCACCGAAAGGCGAGAGTGCGGGCGCAGGTGTATCGAAAAAGACACAGACACAGGCGACCAAAGCCAGGGTAGTAGCAGCGACACCAACCAAAACTAATGCAATAAAAGGAAAAAGTATTGCCGAAAAGTTGAATATAAAAATAAATATAAAGGGTGGAATGGCAAAAAAGGGTAGGAATAGTGATGATGAAGATGAAGATAGCGTTCAGATAGAGACCGACGACGACAACGAAGAAGTAGATGAGCGGACATATAGCGATAGTGGGGACGATGATGAAAGCTCAATGCATGAAAAAAAACGAAAAACTACGCGAGGCAAATCTGGCCTTGTAGGAAAGGGATGTTTGATTGATATTACGAAGTTGTAGGTATAGGTATAGGTTTGGGTTTGTCAAAAAAAAGGAGTGAAAATATGATAAAATTTTTATTGTTATCATATTTTTATTTTACTAAATCATCAATCATAAATCATAAATCATAATAAATAGTGTATATTTTACAAACCACCTGGGCAGTTTTGGTAAGGACGAAAAGGAGTGGGATTTGCAAGAGCGCTCGTTCGAGACGTTAATGGGTATCCGGGCATAATTTGGCCAAAACTGGATGCAACGTTGTTCATATACTGAGCCTGTCCTCCGCGTCGGGAACGGGAGAGAGATCGCGACCGGGTAACACGCTTGGAACCACGTTTGCGTCCGTATTTACGGCTACGAGAGTGCCTATTTTTTCTACTTCTGTGCGATGTTTTGCTTCTTCTGCGTCTTCTGCCACCCCCAGCCATAGCGGGAAATGGCCGTTGAACAGAACTTGGCGAATTTGCTCCACCTTTAACTAAAAATAACCCTTTATTACCTGCATTCATAACATTGGTACTTCCACCTGTAGAACCGAACAGCATATTACGTGGATTTGCTACTGCACCGGTTGTATCTGTTACATAGGCTCCACCATGAACATTATTTAGATTTCCATAAGGAGCACTTGATGATTGAGATTGAACTAAACTCATTTTACACTGAGCTGTATATATTATCTGTATAATACGTATATAATAAGTATATAATAAGTATATAAAATATTAAAATTTATTTACCAAAATATTGTCTATTCAAAAACCAGCTATGTATATATCCATCTATCCATCTATACACCTACTCAATAACATGAATAGGAACCCATGCCTGAAATTTATAGTTGAAATTACAACGCATTTTCAATACTTTATTTAAATCAACAAACTTATCAATTTGTATATTTTCAAATTCTTCCTCGTCGTCGCTTTCTTCTAAAGCATCCAAATTCCTGTTTTCTTTAATATTTCTAAATAGTTTATTCATTAAAACACTCGTTTTATAGTCGGGAATATGTGCTATATTTTTTGAAATAATAGACGATTCCGTGAGTGAGTCTAAAGTATATGATTTTGTATCGTATAAATAATAAATATCATTTTGTAAATCGGGTTTAATAAAGAATAGTCGTGTGGTTGTGGTCGTGGTCGTGGTCGTGGATACTTTTTTATTTTCCTGTTTATCATGTTTCTCATACTTATCTACATTATTTGTGTTTTTCGTAATCTCTATTTTAATATTATTGTCATTTCTCTCTGTTCTCTCGTTTCTATCGTTTCTCTCGTTACCGCCACCGCCAAACAAGTAATATTCGGACGCGTCACTAGTATTTAAATGACGATACTGAATCGAATAGACTGCGTATGGCAATTTTTCTGCAACTTTGCATGCCTCATCAAAAGATGTCGCGATAACTGGAATACCAAAAACGACACTTTTTTGTGAATGATGAAACTGAAATCTTGTATTGTATCGTAAAGCAGTATCAAAAATATCTTTTATCGTTTTTAATTTGGATTCATATGTATACCCCTGAATATCTTGTCCCTTATAATAATAAATATTCTCTACCGAAAATATATCGTCTTGTCCTCGTCTAAACAATGTCCCATAAAAAATAGTTCCATAAGATAGCGTATCATGAAAAGATACATATCGATAAGATATATTCATTATATTATGAGTTCGGTTGCATATTTCTAAAAATAAACATATATTCTTGCGGTTATGATATGTAAACCATACAAAATATTTTCTACCTTTTGGAATAATAACATACAAATCGGATAAAACTTTCTTATGAGTGCTTTTTTCATAAGAAAATTTAAGTTCATTGGGAAATGATTTTATAAGCATCTCTTGTTCCTGAAGTGATAAACATGTGTTAGTTCTATTGTATATGCTTCGATGTTGCTGCATATTTTTGAGAATAAATAACTATATCTTATATTATTGTATAATCTTTAACTATTTTTGTTATATATTATAGAACATGGACTAAATGCTAAAATACTAAAACTCGGAATAGGATGATGAGAAAGAGGAGGATGACCCATTTGACATAGAAAAGTCTGGAACTATCGGAACTGCCGGAACTACCGGAACTACCGGAACTACCGGAACTACCGGAACTGCTGGAACTTTTGAAAAAGACTGAGTTTCCGAAGTCCCGATATTCCGACTATCGTTCATTATATTTTCGCAACTATCAATGCCAAGACCTCCTCCTCCTCCTCCTCCACCGGATAATTCACTTAAATACTTTTTTAGTTCATCTTTCATATTTTGTTTTACAGGATTTTGCATAGTTAATGGATTAGAATTTAACATTTTACTCATATTTGCATTTATACCTTCTAAATCATCTATATATCCATATCCTTGATTACTTTGCAATGAGTCATAAATAGAATCATATTTTCGCATCGGTTTATTTACTAAATCTTTTATCTTAGGGGATGTAAGTGTTGTTTTAAAAAATGAATATAAATAATGAAGTAAAAAAATAAATAAAAATGATACTATCGCAACCTTAAATATCCACGTCCACATTTGTATAGTTTGTATAGTATAGTATATAATTGTCAATATAAGTTTAACATCAATAAAAACGAGATTATGTCCTCTTTTATAAAGTTATCTATTTCAATTCGAGTTGTCGATAGTCCTACTGGCAACGTTGATAGTTGCGCCAATACATAAAAGTCGTATACCTTATTGTCTTTATACTCGATAACAAAACTTGTATCTGATTTTGGACTCATTCTATATTTTTTTACTACATACGAATGAACTTTAAAATCATAAGGTATTTGATAAGATGAACCTTGGGAATGTTTCGTTGTTGAATAGTCGATAAGGAGTTGGAGTTGCGGTAGTTGCGGTAGTTGCGGTAGTTGCGGTAGTTGCCGTGATTGTTTTGGAGAAGATACAGGAATCGAAGATGTTAGAATCATTTTGTCAGACGGATAAACTGCATAAGGTTCGTTATTATGTATTTCTAAAATAGATGTAGTTCCATAAATAGTTGTTTTTTGAGTTTCACTCCATAGATATTTATCTAGTTGTATTTTAGTTTGGGTATTTTTTTGTGTATCTATGATGGTTTTATTTTGTTTTTGGGCTTGGGCGCCATGCAATGCATGTTGTAAAACTTGAATAGGGATACTTGGAAAATAAATTTTTGCTTGTTCATTTCTGTTATTATTGGTATTATTGGTATTATTTTTACTAGAGTATCTATGCATTTTATTATTTATATATATGATAAACCATTTAAACCGATTGCATAAAAACATATATCTTAAAAATATTTTACAGAAATAGCACGTTATAACTAAGGTATAACATACTAAATGCCACTTAAAAAGTCTAGTAGTTCATCTACGCCCCATAAACAAACGATTACTTTTTTGGTTGTCGAAAAGAATGGTGATATAAAAGAAACCGAAATACAAAAAGATATGATAACCTCGGACGAACTAGCAAAGAAATGCAAGTTTAAAAAATATGATGGATTTTGTAAGAGAACGGAATGGGGATACAATGTTCAGAATTTCAAAATATTTGTTGAAATGTGGGCTAAAGATGACGGGATGGCAAATCAAGAAAATAAATATGAGTTTCCACCACCTTTAGACCACGATTTGTATTTTGGCGCATGTGTGCTTATCGCACATGATACAAAAAACAATTATGTAGATTTGACAGAGTCGCTTTGGGATAAGATATATGAACATTTGTTTGGAGGGTTTGAATCACTTGTTGCGACACACGACGACGATGATGATGAAGAAGATGAGTTAGATAAAATACCAGAATCAAAAAAGACAAAACACGGATACTTGAAAGATGGTTTTGTAGTGGATGGAGGAGTAAATAGTGATGACGATAACGATGACGATGACGATGACGATGATGACGATGACGATGACGATAACGATGACGATGATGGTGTTGGCGATGGTGGCGATGTTGACGATGATGATAGTGACGAAGATAGTGGCGATGACGACGATAGTGACGAGGACGAAGATGACATTGGTGGAAATAATAGTGACGATAGTGGTGAAAATAAAGTTAAGAAAATAAAAAAAAATAATAAAAAAACGAATTTATTAAATAATAAACATGCAAATACTATTATAAAAACAAATATAAATACAAATACAAAAATAAAACAAGAACATAGTATATCCTCTTCACTAAATAATAAAAAAATAGATATAGTTAGTAAAAAACGAAATGTAGCAGCATCTTTGTCTTCAAATAGTAAATTAAATAATTCAAAAATACAAAAGACAGATGATGAACATTTCGACGATTATAAGTCATATGACTCTAGCGAATTAAGTGAAGAAGAGTATATATATAAAAAGTGAGGTAACTAAAAATAAGTATTTATTAGTTTACTAACAAATAAATAATAACAAATAAAATATTTTATTATCAAAATATATAAAAGAAGTAAACTAAAATTAAAATGTTTGATAAACTTTGCGCGCCCGCTCAGATATATCTTGTAATATCGGTTGTTATGTTGATTTTGTCCTATTTTGGACTTTCAGCGATATCACAGCAACTTAGTATGCACCAGTCAAGTAGTCCGGTTCTTCAAACTTTGAACTTTACATACCAAAAAGATTCACGAACATCCTATGTTGTTCAGGGTGTGCTTATTATTCTTTGGACATGGGTGTTGTCGTACCTTTGCAACAAGGGATACACGTCTCTATCATGGTTCCTTGTTCTTCTTCCATGGGTTTTGATGTTTTTAGCATTTTTTGTATATATTATCGAGACAATAAAAGGTTTATTTTTTAACACTGCAGGAACTATTTCAAATGCGTTGAATCTGCCTTAGATTATATCGTAGTTTCTGATTTATAGTTTCCAATTTCTTCATAGAATATGATACTTTAGCGATTATCATATTTTAATTTTATGGGATTGTATTAGATGGATTGTATTAGATGGATTGTATTATGTAAATTATAAAATTGAATAAAGATATAAATATATTATTCGATATTAATCTAACCCATAACTAGACAATGAAACAAATTAAAAACCCTGTAGATTTTCGCCAAAATGTCACCGCAAAGTTGCAAGGTATTTTAGGCGATAGTGAAACTGCGACGAATTTAGAAAAAGGTATTTACAACCATTCTATTACAAAAGCAAAAAGCAAGTGCATAGTGCGTAAATGGGACAATCCCTATTTTGCAATGATATATTTAGACCAGTTGCGCACTATATTTATCAACTTGAAGGATGCGAACATACTGCAAAAAATGAAAAGCAAGGAAATCCAGGCGCACAAGTTGGCATTTATGACGCACCAAGAAATGAGCCCTGAGAAGTGGCACAAACTGATCGAGGATAAAAAAATTAGAGACCAAAATAAGTATGAGCCCAAACTGGAGGCGTCTACGGATAAATTCACATGTCGCAAATGTAGTTCGAAGAAGTGCACATATTATCAGCTGCAAACAAGGTCAGCGGATGAACCGATGACGACATTTGTGACATGCCTTGACTGCGGCAAACGATGGAAGTGTTAACGACCTTAGTTAATAATCTGCAAATCTTCAAGGTGCCAGTATTCAGAGCCGCGATTTGGTAATGGTCTGCGTATAATAAATGGAATCTTTTTTTCTTCGAGTTCTTTCACTGCAATCAGGTAGCCGTCAATCACACCTTCGGGAACTTTGACAAATGGAGTCGCTCCATCATTGATTTGTTTTGCCCGTTGTCCAAGCACACGAGTTCGTTCGTATTTTGTCAATATAGGCAATGTTTTGTGTAATTCGTCAACAATAATTCCTCTGTCATCGCGCACAACCCGTGCTAAATTATATATCTCATCGTAGTTCTGCATCATACATTCGGGGTGGAATTTTGCCAAATAATCATCGCGCACTTCGCTATCAAACTTTTTGAGTTTTTTGTCCATATCATCGTCGTCGCTATTATATTCGTCGCTTCCTTCTTCTCCGTGGCCTTCTTCGCCTTCGCTGCCACCTAGTCCCAATCCCATACCAAGCGACGCAGTCGTTGATGCAATACTTTCGAGAACACCTTTGCCGCTGCTTTTTCTTGCACCCCTACCCCTTCCTTTTCTAGAACCGGAAACTAGTTCTGTAATTGCATCTTGTGTGGCACCACTACTAACTGCGTTCGCTGCTTTTGAAATAACATCTTGAATATTTTGGATAGGAGATTTGGCAGCGGCCCCAGCCCCCGTATCGGCACCCTCGACGTCACTTCCTTCATTTGAACCGATGCTCGCAGTTGCATCATCATCGTCGCTTTCACCTGCGGATGGAATACTAGAAGCATCATCGGTTCCTACATCGCTATCGCTTTCACTTCCACTTCCAACACTAGAATCAGATTCGGCATCAGAACCCGCATCTTCTTTGGATTTATATCCCGCTAACGCTAAAGGTTCGAGTTTTTTAGAAGACATCGTATTTTTTGATAGTTGTTGTTGTTGTGTTTGTTGTATAGTAGCGAGGCAATCTTATATACTATATACTAATTTGATTTTATTTCAATTTTATTATTAATAATAAAATAGTAATAATAAATAGTAGTCATACTATTAAACTTAAATCTCTATAGTTTTATACAAACTATACCAGTAAATGATTTTTTGGTATAAATAGATATTACGTGTATAAGTATTCCAATAGTAAATAAAGGTATTACCCAATAACACTTAACATGATATGCATATATAATAAATACAAAATCAATAATAATAGTAATTATTTGTAAACTATCTAAATGTTGCCTGTAGCAAAAAAATATTTGATTAATATGTTCAAAAAATTGTAGTGTAAAAATAAAAAATAATAAGTATTGTTTTTGTTTATATAAAAAAAATATTACTAATAATATTATACAAAGTTCAAATATTTCAAACCATAGAGATTGATTTTTATTTAATAAAGAATGTACTATTTGGTTATTTTTTACATTAAATAATAAATTATTTTTTTTCAGTATATAAAAATATATAATAACTAAAATAAATAAGATAAAAATAAGTATAATTTGGTTACTATTCATATTTTTTCATATATATACTAATATAACAATATTATTCAATTATTGCGTAGTATTCCAAACCGAGTCGCATACTGGACATAAATATACAAAGTTCATATTGACATCGTCATAACGCAAGTATATGATTTCGCGGTCGCTTGGAGCACCTCCACCTCCACCTCCACCTCCACCTCCTTGTTCTTCG